AAGGGGCGCAATCGAGTTACCTCCATTGGTGATAGCGATTTGGTGCACGCGTCCTGGAACCTGACCGGTAAGAATTACTCCATGTTTATGGGGTTCTACCGTGACTGGGGATCGACGGCTGAGGCATTTCAAGTGGATTTGATGCTTCATTCACATGAACTAAAACGCTATACCGCTTCGTTCATTCCTCAGTCATTGCAGCTTGTTGAAAAGAAAGGGGCGCATTTTCTTGTCTCGGCTCAGCTCGAAGTCCAAGCGCTGCCAGAGTTTACGGATGCCGACCTTGATTATTGGCGCAGCGTCGTCTCGCTGCTGATCATCTATGGTGGATACGATCAAGCCATGGAGGTATTGAATTTGCTCGATAAACTGGTCAACGAGGATTTGCCACATGAATGACGCTGATGCTGACTACGTCAGCTTTTTCTTTGATTCGCCTTCCAGTGTCCCAGAACTTGAAACTCTGGAAATCAGTCACCCTAGTTTCTCTAAGTCGCGTCTGCTTGTGCGTAATTCAACCTTCGGCTTGGCTGCCCAGTCGGAGACAGGGGAGCCTGCCTTCTTTGAGTACTGTCCGATGATCCTGCGGCCTATGGCAGACCGTGGGACACTTGATTACGGCATTTCCGTGACGTTGGGGAACTATGACGAGATCAGCGATGAGATCGCACGGGCCAGGGAGGCGGGGACGTTAGCAATTCGTCCTACAGTGAAGTATCGAAGTTATCGCGGGGATCGGCTGAACAAGCCGATGTTTGGGCCTATAACGCTACAAGCACAATCCATTTCAATCGGCGCCTCTGGCGCCGTTTTTGATGCTGGGGCGCCGAGTTTGAACCTGGTGCGAACCGGCGAGCCTTATTCCGTTGACCGCTTTCCTATGCTGCTGGGGTTCCTGTGAGTATCGATGATCTGCTGTTTCGCCAGTACAACCGGGAAACGTACAACTGTTGTCATTTCTCGGCAGAGGCTTGGCAGCGGTTCACAGGCGACAAGCGCCTGCACGACATCGATGAGAGCACGCTCCAGGCCGGCGATCTTCGATTGCTGTTTACGCACTATCAGCGTGTTGATGGGCCCACCGTAGCGCCCAGCATTGTGCTGATGCAAAACCTGCAAGGTGAGTTTCACATGGGGATTTGTTCACGTCGGCGTCTGCTGCATATCCGTGAAGAGGGCACAGCCTTTCTGCCTTTTGATGCTTCGCTCCACACGTACCGTAATTTCAGGTTTTATCAATGAAAACTGTTTATCTGACTCGCACGCCGGACCAGGCAGGGCCAGAAATTCACCAGGTCGCTGATCTGCTGACGTTCCTGCGTTCCGAGTTTGGGCAGTGGCCAGCTGGTGCGCGGATTCTCCATCAGCCGGATGGGCGAGTAGTGACGCCAGTGACTCCGTCCGATATTCCGCGTTTGCGCGAGTTGCCGGGGCCTTTCGTCATCGAGGTGTTCCCCCGAGGTCCAGAGACGTGGATTCCGATGCTGATCAGTCTGGCCGTGTCAGCTGCCTTATCGATTGTGTCGATGATGCTGGCCCCGAGCCCGCCGAATCAGACAGCCCGCAATATTCGCAGTGAGTCGCCAAACAATGGCCTGTCTGACCGTGTGAACCGCGAGCGTGTGAACGGCCGCATTCCTGATATTTATGGCACCGTACGCTCGACGCCGGATTTGCTCTGTGCGCATCGTGTGTTTGAGAACCACGTTGAGAAAGAGATTGCCTACCTGTGCATCGGGCGTGGGGCCTATGAGGTATCGGACATTCGGGATGGAACGACGCCGGTGGCCGATATTGCCGGGGCATCAGTGGCGGTCTATGGGCCATACACATCGCCTAATGGCGGGCAGCCGCAACAGGTCATCGGCAACCAGATTAATGTTCCAGTGCTGATGACCAAGCGCGAGAACGCGGTGAACGGACAAGTGCTGCAGCCGCCCAATGCCTCGCGTCTGGTTCTGTCTCCCATGGTTTTTGAGTCCCCCAATCTAATCCGAAGTGTCGACAGCGGAGTGGATTTTACCGAGCAGTTTCTTGCTGGGGATGTGATCGAAGTGAAGGGCGCCAGCATCTCTGCTGGTACTTATCAATATGTGTCCCCGCTCGACTCCGCTGGAGCCTCGAGCGAGGGGTTTATGGAGGACTCAGTTGGCTACCTTAGTTTGGAGGGAGATCTCTCTGAACACTGGGAATCTGGTCAGGTAGTCACCATTACCAATGGGACTTTCCACTGGATCGGGGTGTCAGGTGGGGATGCGGGTTATTTATTTGATGTGTCGTGCAATATAAATGGCGCATACGGGATTATTGGCGTAAGCGTCAATGACACACTCGGTGTGAAATCGACCGTTCTTGCCTTGGATATATCGCAGAATTACTCGGCATGGCCGGGCCATTTAGGTGCGGTTCATACCTACCCCACGGGCAATCCCATATTGACGAGGCCATCCGGAGAGATCCTGTATGACCTGTCAGGCATGTACACCATCAACACGCTCAATAGTGATGTGTTGACGCTCTCCAATCCAGCGGCAGTGAATCCTGACTGGGATGTCATGGCCAATGAGTATGGCGGGGCTTCGGGCACTTTGACGGTCACGATTGAAGCTCAGAAGGAGCGTTGGGTAGGCTGGATGATTGCAGAGTCGGCAACACCGATCCGGCGAGCGATCTGCAATTTGGTAGCCCTCAACGGCTTATACGCGGATAACGGACGCCAGCAGTACCGGCGCGATGTGACGGTGCAACTGCATGCTGTCCCGCTCGATGAGTACCGCAATCCCATTGGGCCTGAGCAGGTATTCTATGGAACAGTGCAGGGCTCCGGCACCTCCCGCGCCACGCGGGCGCTGACCATGGACGTGGATCTGGGCGCCGAGTCGTTGCGCTGGCAGTTCCGCATGCTGCGCACGAGCGATTCAGATACTGATTTTGAAGGGCAGGTGGTTGACGAGGTGAAGTGGCGGGATTTGTACGTGGCAGCCCCAGTCGCTCAGCCGCACTTTGGTGATGTGACGACGGTGCAGTCCTCTACCTTCGCAACAGATGGGGCGCTGGCAGTCAAAGAGCGTAAGTTGAACGCTCTGGTAACACGCAAGTTGCCTCGGCGCGTGGAGGGTTCTACTTTTACCAGCGAGCTTTACCCCACCAATAATGTCGCTGACATTCTCTCGGCTATCAGTCTTGATCCAAAGATGGGTAATCGGACTGCTGCCGAAGTGGATTTTGACAATCTGTACGCGACCGCTGCGGAGATCAATGCGTATTTCGGAGTCGATGTTGCTCAGTTCAACTACACGATTGACGCTGACAGCCTGTCGTTTGAAGAGATTGTGGCGATGATTGCTGATGCGGTGTTTTGCAAAGCTTACCGTCGGGGCAGCGTGTTGCGACTGCACTTTGAGCGGGAGACGCCCGATAGCGCGATCCTCTTCAACCATCGAAACAAGGTGCCGGGCTCTGAGACAAGGACCACGTCTTTCGGACCAGCTGAGCAGTATGACGGGGTGGAGTTCCAGTGGGTCAGGCCATCTGACGACTCCGTGCAGACGATTTATCTGCCGGCAGACCGTACAGCAGTCAATCCCAAGTCAGTGGAATCTGTTGGTGTGCGGGTGCCAGAGCAGGCGCACTTTCACGCCTGGCGGGCCTGGAACAAGATCCGCTTCCAGACGGAAGTCACCGAATTTGATGCGCTGCCCGAGGCCAATTTGTTGACGCTGTCGGAGCGGATTCTGTGTGCGGACAACACCTTGGGCTTCTGCCAGGACGGGGATGTGGTCGATGTGGATGGCTTGGTCATCGAATTGTCTCAGCCTTTTGACTGGGGTGGAGGTGCGTACAACATCTTTTTGCAGAACGCGGATGGCTTGGTAGAGAGCATCCCGGTATCGAACGGAGGAGGGCGACGCTACGCACTGCTGGCGCGCGCACCGCGTGTACCGATTGTCACCCAAGGGTACAACCCGACCAACTACATCATTGCGGACGCTGCAGACCGGCGTAGTGCCAGACCGTTTCTTGTGACGGAGAAGGACGCACCGAACGAAGACGGGACCATCCCACTGACCGCTATTAATTACGATGCCAGGTATTACGCGAACGACGCTGACTACCGTGCTTGAACCTTACTTTTTTATTCAACTGAACCCCGCTGAAAGGCGGGGTTTTTTGTTTGTGAGACAGATATGGCCTATATCTCCCCGGAAGAGCTGCGCAACGCCAGTGTGGACGCTGGGACGCTTGAGAAGTTTGCGCTTGGCAAAGTTGGTGAGACAAACATCAACCGTGAAGGTAAAGATGTTCAGAACTTGGCGACCATTGCTGATCGTGTGATGAGTCACAGTTCCGCAATTGTCTACGCCACACGGGCTGAGCTGGACGCAGACACAAGCAAGCCGCGTGGAACGTGGGCTGTAGTGATAAACGATCCGCTTTTAACCAACAACGGCTACTATCGCCGCGGCACAAGCACGTGGGGGAAGTCGGCTCTACAGCCAGTGAGTCGAGTCGACTTTGAGGCTTTAGATGGGTTGAGTGTTAATCGCGGCAAAGACTATCCTTGCCGTCAAATGACACGGAACTCAATTACCTCAGAGGCTAATAGCTTCCTTAAGAGCGCGGTGTTGAGCGTGAGCGTAGAGGGGGCTTTACCAGGTAATTATTACAGCATTGCGTATTTCAAGAATGGATCCACGCTTACAAGTGGCCGGCCTGATGGCTTCTTAATAACTCGCCAAACGCAAGATGATTTTGAAACTGCTGATACCTCTGTTGTTGTAGTGCGTGCTAGCGAAACGTTAACACCGGAGATTCCGCGTGACGATCGCATTCATACCGTTGTGCTGCCATCAACCGTGCAGCCTGGGCTTACCGTCTCCATTACGTTGGACACATCGAAACTGCCACCCTATGGCGAATATGTGGCGATGAACTCGCCCGCAAGGCCAGGATATAGTTGGATTATTGACCCCTCTTGCTATCTTTACGCGGTTGAAGCGCCAGTGGAGGATTTGGTTGATACAAGTGCTTTGAGTTACTCGGTGAGTGACACAAACGCTATGAGTGTTGTATGGGGATCGGTTGACAGGCTTTATAGGGTTCGATTCGGCCCCAATGGCTATAACGCTCTGCCGAATATCAAAGGCATTGATTATGCCCTAGGCGGAGATCGCGAGAATGCCGCATGGGTCCAAGTCAATAGTTCCAGTTCTGACTGGTTGCCACCGTTGGTTGTCCGCGCTGTAAATGGGGGCGACAACAATAAAGTTATATATACAGGAGGGAACCACGGAGCTGATGGGTATTCTGGAGGTGGGCAGACGGCACGTTGTGTTCTATTTCAACTGTACGTGAATGGCCAGCCCCTTGAGATGAGTAGAGCCCAGCAGGGCCATGCTCAAAAAATAACAGCCGTCTTTACCAATGAGATTATGGGGTTCAACACGACTGGAACTGTTGACCCGGCCTCTTTTCCTGCTCGTTATGTGCTGCGACAGACCTTTGTGTTGGACTTTGTTCCAGGCGCAGTGGAAGTCGTGTCATTTGTCGAAGCGCTCGAAGAGATCGAGGTGCAGAAAGACAATGGGCCGCAAATGATATCGATCGGGTATCAGGGCGAGCAGGTCTTTGTCGGATCAGGTATTGCGCGTGGTGAGTTCGATCCATTGAAAGACAGTGGCCCATCAAGC